GCCGCAGCAGCAACGGTGAATGGTCATTAAGCTTTAAAGACGTTTTATCATCGGTTAATCTTGATGAAAAAACATGGCCAGAAGAAACAGGAGGCTTTTTAAGGCAAGATATAGATGATAGCCAGTTAACTATTGAGGTCGACGGGGACACAGACTATTCAAGCGCTTTTGCTGTCAGAATTGGTGAAGAAATATTAAAAGTTAGTAGCGTTACAAACAACTTAACACCTACTGCGGAGTTAGTTATAGCCTCTAGATCAACTACCGGTGCGGCCATTGTAGCGCCTACATCATCCGAAATACTAACGCGCACATACTCAGAAGAACACAGCGCAGGCGATGAGGTTTTTATCTGCGGGCTTTCTGATGATGAAACATTAGATGACTTAATAACTAGAATCCTTACAGATTCAGGCATTGACAGTTCACTAATACCATCGGCAGATTGGGCGGCAGAGGTCGCGGAGTGGCACACAACAGATAAGATTAATACTTTGCATGTTGAGTCTATAGACACTAATGAGGTTATAGCTACGCTACTAACTAACTTTTTGATGGATCTATGGTATAGCCCTGTTGATAACGAGATAAAACTGTCCGCTATTTCTGTGTGGAAACAATCAACAAGTGTCTTAACAGAAGGTAAAGAAATAAACGCGCACAGCGTAAAGAAAACTGCACAGGAGAAATTAAGAGCTAGCAGGGCTATGGTTTTGTATGATAAAAAGAATCTTACTGATTCTGATGATTCTTTCAGTTATGCCAAGGCTTCACGCTTTTCTGATAATTCGATTATAAGCGATGCTCTTTACCCTAAACACAAAGACAAAGAATTTGATAACACACAATATTTAAATAAAGATGCTGCTGATCTGCTTACTCAACGATATGTAAGTAGATTTAAATATACGCCATTTTTGCGCGAGTTTGAAACTGATGAAAGGTATCTTAATTTTGCAATGGGTGATGTTGTCGATATTACCTCGTTATCTGACCAAAGCGCTGATGGCTCACTATCAAATGATATCAGGGCGCAAATAGTATCGGTTAACCCAAAGTACAGCAAAAGCGGCAGGTATTACAACGTAAAAGCGCTGACTTATGAGGCTGCATTTGCAACAGGTAGTGAAATATTGTTGACGGGTAATCTTGGCAGTGTCAACCTGTACACGTTAGGCGGCGCACCATCTCAGGCGGTAGATCTTACCTTTATCTTGGATGGCGGGTATTCGGAAGGGGCTACAGCAATACGCGCGGGTAACTTTGCTACAGGTTCAAAACTAACCATTATTATGGTTAACGGCTTTGACGGGCAAGCTGACGGTGGTGACGGTGGCGCTGGTGGTGCTGTGATAGTCGAGGATGCAACCTATATTTTCCCGCCGCAAAATGGCTTTGCAGGCGGTACGGTTTTCGACTGTCAAGGCGTGGATTGTGACTTTTATTTTAGCGGCACAACCCCAAGCACAGCGTACCCAACAGCAGACGGCTATATCAGAGCGCCAAGCGGCAGTGATGGCGGTTTTAACGCTAATTTAAGCACATTAACAGCGGGCGATGGCGGAAGAGGTGGTGACGGCAGAACACCCGGCACAGGCGGGAGCAGTGGTGTTGCCACGGGTACAGGCACTACAGGCGCTGACGACGGCGTAAACGGTCAGATTGACGGCAGCGGATCGGGTTGGGGAAATGACGGTGTTGCCAATGATGCTTTGGGTGGCGCTAAAGGTAGTGGTATAATAAACGGCGGCGCAACAGTTAACCTGTTCGGCGCTACAGCGGCAAGATATATAAATGGTAACGGGGATCACCCGTAAGGAATAAAAAATGGCAATTTATCACGGGTCAGCGGTACTTAGAAATGACGGTACAGACTCAATAACAAACAAAAAAGACTTGAACGCAGGTGTATCTATACCTGTAAAGGTAGAAAAGTATTCCGATGACACGGATGCTACGCTTTACGATATAAATGATAACCCTATTGCTAACCCTGTTAGCACAGACAACAAAGGCAACTTTGTGTTTAAAGCCGCAGATGATGAATATAATATTTACTTCAACAAAGGCACTGCCGACGAAGTGAAACAGGAGCGCGTGCAAGTTTACTCCCTTGATTCTGTTGCTTTGTTAACAGTTAATGAAACAGCAACGCTTACAGATGGTCAAACCGTTGTTACTTTCTCAACAGAAAATACAACGGGCGCAAGCTTTCATATCAATGGGGTGGGCGTTGATAGCAGGCTGCTAACGTCCGAAGACATAGATCAAATGGAAACAACACTAACCAGTATTACATTATTTGAGTCATACCCCGCAGGCACGGTTATTACATTAAGTAAAAACTCAGGTACAGGCGCGACAGTTGACGCGAATATTAGACGTGAATTCGTACACAACTTCGCCACACTAGCCGATGCGGTATCTAGCACTAAAATACTAGCAGGCGATAGCGTAAACCTTAAAGAGCGTACCACGGGTAATGGTGGCGGTGCAATGTGGGACGTTGTGTTAGCTTCAAGCGTTACAGCTAATAACGATAATATTGTGGCGTGTACTGGTGTTGCAACACTAGCCTTAGTATATGCAGATGGGCAAAGCGCACACACCATAGATAGCACAACACAACTTGAAACGACAGATTTACCTCGCGGTAGTGTCGTGCTGATTAAAGAGGATGATAACATGAAATCGACAATCTACCGCATATTAAGCTCAGCAGCTTACGCCTTATTAACACCTTGGCGCGACGATGTTGAGCTAGACAATGGTAACTTTGCGAGAGTCGATGGCTCAAAAAAGGACAAGGTAGCAGAACTGCCGAACCCGTTTGTTATCGCCCATCAAGGTGGTGTGTTAGTTTATCCCACGCATACGCTAGAGGCTTACAGGGCTTGTGTAGCGGCTGGTGTTGTTGCTATTGAAGAAGATACTCATCCTTTATTAGATGGGGGGTTAGCTTGCCATCATGACAATACGGTTGATGATTCTACGGATGGGACAGGTAACATAAGCGATTTTTCTACTATGGGTTGGCAAGGCTTAAAAGTTGACGCTCAAAACTGGTTCGGTGGGCAAGTCTATTCAGATTTAAAAACGACTCTGTTCAGTGAGGTTTTGTCCGAAATTGGTGATAAAGTCGTCCACGTCCCAGAGGTCAAAGGTGACAGTTCAGGCGTTAAAGTTGTCGATGCGTTGGTGAGTAACGGTATGGAGCTAGCATCTATAGTTCAAGGTAACACACTGCCCCAAGTGCAAGCGGCTATTGATGCGGGTATTCCTGCCATGATAGTATCCTCAGCGTATACGCCTACCGAACTAGTAACTAATAAGGTGGAGTTTGTAGGGCTTGCAACGACAGAGAGTGATGCAACAATTCTATCTTACGTTAGCGCAGGGGTGAAAGTTGTCATGTATACGCCTAATCGCCATGTCGACAGAACTCGGTTTGATGCGCTAGGCGTATCGGGTTATTTTTCTGACGACCCTGTTTACATGTCAAAAAGCGGTTATAAGTTAACAAAAGACCCCTTTAAAAACAAAACCTACTATCACGGCCATCTGGGTAACAATTTCGATATTGAAACGAGGGGTTATTTCCAAAATGGTGGATGGGGCTTTCCTGTTAGTGCAGTATCTAAAAACTTTGTTTTACAAGGTTGGGGGTGTCCGATTGAAGAAGACACTTATACTATTAGCGGTAGTATCACTTTTGATGACTCAGCGGGTGGTGCGGATAGTGCAAACATAGCATTTGCCGCCCAAACAGACGATAATTTTCAAGATGCTGCCGCAAGTACGGATGCTTGTTATCATGCTATTTTCCGTTCATCGGGGTTGTTCATACTGTACCGCATGGAGGGTAGTAGCTACACTTCGCTCGGAGCCACATCAATGGCATCAATAGCGCAAGGTGATACAATAACTTTCACTATCGCAGTATCCCCTAGTCAGGTAGTTGTAACGCGAACAGATATTAGCTCGTCAAACCAACACTCAACTAATGATACAACTTATCGCGGGGGTTATTTTCACTTCGGAAGAAATACAGCGGGTGTCACATTTAAAGACATAACAATAACGTAATAAACTTTAGAGCCTCCCCTCGGAAGGAGACTAAGGAATAATATGAAAACATTTGATACAGTTGCTAAACTTAAATTAGCTAAATTAAAAGAAGGTCAGTTTGTAGAGACTGGTGGATATTACGCTAAGGGTGATGCGGGGGCTGCTAGGTATTTG